CCGTGTGGTGGATGACGGTATCGAAGTCGTCCTCAATAATAGAGCAAGCGCTCCCAAAGGCGCCAAGTTCTTCGTACATCGAATGGAGAGAGTTGTAGGTATTGGATTTCGCGTAGATGTCGCGCATGAGTTCGGAAACATCATAGAGCCACCAGCGCACCGGGTCAAATTCCATGAGGTCTTTGTCGGGAGTGGCCAGCCTGAACCACGGCCGGGCGGGGCTGGTCATACCCGCCATCATGCCCGCGGTCAGCACGTCAAGGGTGAAGGTCGCGGTCTCGTCGTAGATGGAATTAAAAGAGCGGTCGCCCTTGTTGCGGTCCGTCGTGAAGAATCGGCCGGAGTAGGGCAGCAGATACTGGTTAATATCCTGGTACCGCTTGATCCAGCTTGAACGCTCGGTAAACATTGCGTTCTTACGGGATTGGTACTCCTGTTTGCGGCTCGCGTCAGGCATGGGCTACTGTCCGAGAAGAGTGTTTTTGCCCAGATTGAGCAAGTCTGCGGTGACACCCCCGCTGCCGGTGAGCATGGTACCCGTCTCCCCACCCCCGCCGCCTACTCTCTGAGCCGCGGAAGCGGCGCGTTTCGCCACCTGATCCGGCTGCTGCGCGGCCTGCGGGGGTTTAACCGCGCGGTCTCTCTCCGCCTGCTGCATCGCGTCCTCCTGCATGCTTGCTGATTTTCGCGCTGTTTCCTTGCTCTGAAAAAAAGAGGCGACGGCGGTTACGGCCATAACAGCGGCGGCGGGATTACACATAGCAAGAGCTCCTCAAGATTTAGTTATAGGGATCATACTCTGGAACAGAGCGGCGGGATTACACATAGCAAGAGCTCCTCAAGATTTAGTTATAGGGATCATACTCTGGAACAGAAGAGTTATGGGTACGCCCCCTGTTCGCGTAGGGGTCGTGCTCTTTAAGAATTTGTTGTTGCCAGTCGGGGATTTCTCCTTTGATCTTTCTCTCGATGGGAAAAGCGAAGGTGTTGGAGTAAGAGTCCCAATAATCCGTTGAATGGCCCAACCGTTTTTTGATTATCTCTTTGGGTTCAAGGATAAGGCGATCACCTTGAAAAGTGTAGGTGATTGCTGTCGCTTCCCTTATGAGCTGGGGGATGTTGGGGAGGGCCCCCTTGTTCTTGATCCACTCAGCGAAGAGGAAGCTGTTTTCTGCGCGTTTGTTCGCATACTTCGGGTTGAAGGCTTTGCCGGCGTACTGGCAATCGAGCCAATGATCCCGGTTCATCTGCGTCCCCGCATCCAGAACACCCGCGCCCCAGCCCCCCGTTCCGTCTATGATAACCCCATCCGCCCGCAAGGTATCCTCCTCCGCGGCTACATACCCAGCGAGGACGTGACTCTTGACATTCCTGAATACCTTCGGGGGGAAGCAAACAAGGCCCTGCCTTGGGGCGATGACGCTGCTATCGTCCCCCTGCCTCGCGACATCCACCCCAAGAATGAGCGGGGCGTGGAGGTATTGCTCTTCTTTGTAAAATCTGGCCATCGCTTGTTCCATATCGTCGATGGATACCAAATTGTTAAAACCAGCCGGGGGAAACAGACCAAGGATGGTCGCCATTACCCAAGGATTGTCGCGGCCGTACGTCTCAATCTGCTCGCGGGCGAGCGCGATGTCCACCCTCGGCGTGCGGTTCGGGTCGTCCGGGTCGGCGGTGATCGTCACGATATTCCAGGCGTTTCTTGCGGTAGAGCAGGAGTGATAAAGCAAGCCGTTGACGCTTGTGGGGTTGCCCGCCTGCGCTATCAGGGCATCCTCGGGATCGCCTGTGAAGATCTGTTCAGCGGCGCGGCCCACGGCAACGGGCATGTCGCCTGTTTCATCCAGCAAAACAAAGGGAAAACGGGAATGCAGCCCCGAAAGAGCGCGGCCTATAGCGTCGGCGTCGGCGTCTTTTGCAAAGGATCTGGCGGATAGAAACCACGTTTCAGGGTGGTCGTTGGCGTATATCTGCTCTTTTGTCCAGGTGAAAGCGCTCTTCAGAAATTCAGAGCGAGATTGCCACTTGGCGAACTCGGTCCACAAATTATCCTTGAGGTTGTCCTTGGTAACCGACAACGCGGCGCCTTTCGGGTGCTCCCCAATCCCCCCGAAACACGAAAGGCGGTGCCAACCAATCCAAGACAACACCGCCGATTTCCCAGGGCCAGTACAAGCCTTCATGGCGAGACGCAAGCGGCGGCGTTCGTTGTCTACTAGACCAAAATGAGGGGACTGTGCAACAGAGCGAAGAACATCTATCTGCCAAGCGTCGGGGGATACTTGGAAATTATCGACAACGTACTGAACAGGGTTGGCCCGCCATTCCGCTATCTTCCCGCTGGCCTGCCTTGTCCTCGTCATTCAGCCGGCCCGCCCGTTCCCGCGACCAGCTCCTCTAAGGTAACTTTGCCGGAGTGCTCCATTTTATCCTTGAGCATCCCAAAGTGGCGGGCCATAAGTTCCAGGGCCTTCTCTTTTGAGTGGAGTTTGACCTCCACGCCGTCCTTAGTCTGTTTCACCCCGGCGAACAGCGCGGCGGCGGCGGGGGACAGATCGCGAGTATCTGCGATGTGGACATTTGAAACACCCTCACCAAAGCACTCAGAACAGTCAGGGTGGGGCGCAAGTGTCGGGTCATACCCAACCCCTCCCAGCTCGTCAAATTCGTCTACAAGGGCCTCTGGCGACATTTTCCAGGCATTATAATCACGCTGCCTCTCCTGGCGGGTGCGCTGGTAGCCCCCGTCCGTGCCGTGGCAATACCGGCAACAAGTGCGGCGGTGCTGAACAACCTCGTTGACATCGGCGCGGATGATGTCAAACCACTTTTGCAGGACAAAAGGCTCATCTGCCTCGACCTGCTCCAGTTTTTGTTGTAGGCGTTCGAGGCGGGCGGCGAGCGCGTCATCTATGGCCTGGCGAATACTAGGTTTTTTAAGCATCTTGTGCCCAGCGCGCGGGGCTTCCAGGTACCCGTACCCGCAAACACGGGCGGCCTTGCTCGCGTTGAGGTGGGTGAGGTACGCGGTAACGAACAAGCGCTCTTTTTGCTCATCAAGGACTGATATGGGGTCGGACGTCTGATAGCTCATAGCAACAAGATACTCTACGCTTTATTTTTCACGGGTACGGGCTTGTATGCGGCTGGCCTCTGGCACCTCCGCTCGCCCCTGTTGATCTTGGCGATGCACTGCACATGTACCTCGAACTTGATGGCCAGCCAGCGGTAGCTGAGTTGTTCCTCGCAGAGCGTGGCGTCGATCACCGAGCGGCTTGCTCCTTTCGCCTCCAAGTGCTCGATGATCTCATCCCGGCAGACCAAGAGCTCCATCAGGAGATCCACCTCGTGATCGGTGAGCACAGCACGGGGGTGGCTGTCACCAATTCGGCAACCTTTCTCGTTCACCTTGATAAAAACTTTCGGCGGTTTCATCTCTCTCTCCTTGTAAAATTTTACATTTTAACCTTTTTCAAAAATGCACCCTCGGGTGGGCAGGGCTCCCTCAATAGAGGGAGAGGGAGCCTGTTGCCAACCACCGAGAAGATGGGCGGCACCAGTTTAATACCCCTGTTGCGTAATTCGCAACACGCTCACTTTCCCCTTTACAGTCTCGCCTTGGCGTGATACATTCCTTTGTAGCGTTCTTACTGTTCAAAGGGTTCAGCCCGCTGTTCCGAATTTTAAAGGAGGACAAAAATGAAGAGCTTTATTCACACCGATAACAGAGTTTTTACCCTTGTAGGCAACGCCCCACACACTACTAGAGACAAACGCAACATTATGTTGATGGTTTGGCAAACAGAATGTTCCCACCCTGGATGTGCTGCCACACTCACGGTCAAAACCGTAACCGACACGCCGAGCGGCTGGCGGAACTTCTGCCCAGCGAAGTATTGCCCGACACACCGCATCGAGGCCTTGCGAAAAGCGAGGGCCAACCTGATCGCCGCAAGAGCTGACGGGCTTATTCGCTGGAGAGAATCGGAGGAGGGGCAGGCCGCCATCAAGAAGCAAGCCGAGGACTGCATGGGGAAGATCGAACAGATGCTTTACAACGCCGTGGCGGACCTCTCCCTGGTCAGCGAGGAGGTGCTTTGGGAAGAGGCAGGACGCACAGTCATGGGGGCCTTGCCCGCTGCGCCTGAGGGTAAGAGGGACACGAGAGGGTATAGGATCAGCCGGGCGCTGCACAGCCTGGTAGCAAAGGGGAGACTCAAGTACTATGGAGGCGTGCTCACCCTTTTGCGCTGACGAGAAGGCGGGGGGCCTCACCCCCACCACCCCGCGCCAATCGCGTAAAGGTTAAGGGCGAGCACCACAACAAGCAGCACCATGAAAAACCACTGTTCTTTACTCAGCATTTTCTTCTCCCCCCGGTGTTGTATAAAGCCCATTGATCACCACAATAAAACCCTTCTCAACAAGGGACTTGAGAGCCCGCCGGCAATGTTGCCCCCGCAAGTCCCTGCTGCTTGTCAACTTCAATTCCACCCGCTCCTTGAATTCCGTCACGATCTCCTCCTCGGTCACGCCTTCACCGCCGAGGCCGAGCTGATCAAGGATAATGGTATGGACCATCAACTCATCCTTATTGGTCAGCCCCTTCTTCCGGGCTGATGACACCCCAGCTTCCTCAATCACACAAGAGCTGTAGACCTCCCCCTCGTCGTCCATGCCGAGCGGGATCTCCAGGAGTTTGAAGCCGTACTGTACACCCTCGCCCTGGCCGTCCTTCATCTTGGAGATCGTGGCCACGCGGTCGGCATCCGAACGCACGACCTCAATCTCCACGTCCAGGGCGCCTTTGATCCCAGACCACCCACGGGCGCCTCTCGACGCATCCTTGCCGCAGTGATGGACCAGGAGGATCATGGCGCCGGTCACGGCGTGGAGGGTCTTGCAATGCGCGATGACCCGCCCCATGTCCTCCCCGCTGTTCTCGTTGGCCCCGGCCGTGACTTGCGCCAAGGTGTCCACGACCAGCACATCCAGCTTGCCGTAAGACCGCATGGCGTTGGTCAGCTCAATAATGTCCTTCTTCTCCATGAAGTTCGGCGCCGAGGCCATGATCGCCAGGGGCATCTCGCCGAGTTTGACCCCGAAGTGGAGAGCATAAGCGTTGAGGCGGTTGCGGAAGCCGTGGGCGCCCTCGGCAGCGATGTAGCCGCATTTGAGGCCTTGAGTTGTCTTGTGGCCACGCCAGGCGACGCCACGGGCGATGGAGCAAACCATATCCAGCGCGTAAAAGGATTTGCCGGATCCGGACTCGCCATAAAGGACGCCCAGCTCGGCGGCGGGAAGGACGTTGCGGATGATCCACCCCGGCGGAGTCCCGGCCGAGAAGCTGGCCGCCTGGACGAACTGGAAGCGGGCGGGCTTGTCGGTGGTGGGTTCGTCGGCCAGGGCCTCGAAGTCATCGGCGATGGTGGGGTCTAGCCAACCGTGCTTGGCGGCCAGGGCGAAGAGGGTGCGCTCGGTGATCACCTCGCCGGAGGTTTGGCCGGCGTAATTCCAAAAACGGTTGTCAAGGAAATCCGGATCGTACTTGTCGGACCGGGCGGAGAACTCGTGTGCCAGGGCCAGGCCATCGCCAGAACCCTCTGTGGCGTGGTGGAGCCCAAAAAGCACGTTGCGCCAATTATCGTAATCAAGAGGGTCGGTGTCGTTGGGGATGGCCATGAGCGCCGAGCGCAGGAGGTCAAGCTCCGGGGTGCTGGCAGCAGATCGCTCGACCTTCGGCGCGGGGGGCACAAGGGCCACCGGCTCGGAGATCGGCCACTTGAGGGAGACGATCGCTTCTTTCGGTAGTGGGTTCATTTTGGGCGGGTCTCCTGGTAGGATTCTATAAAGACCTTCGCCGCTTCAACGTTAATCGCATTGCCGTAGGCGCGCAGGCGTCCCACTCTGGCGGGAGCCCCATGAGCCAGCGGG